ATTAAATTCAGTAAATGATTTGGTCTTAATCCTCGCTGCTATGTCCATAGCATTTCCAGGAGACCATCCACACATTGAAGCATTAAAACCATTCCTTAATACAGATAATCCATTGGACATCCCTGGAAGAGATACACAACCTGTACAAAAAGAAATCAGTTTACCTAAATTAAAAACCTTAAATAATTAATATGGAAAACAAATGGGCACCACTATCGGAAGCGAATGTAATCCGTTTAAAAGAAATATTAAGTAAAGTTAGTTCACACCTGCCTGAACACGACGCACCATTCATTTGGAATATGTACAATGATACGAGAGGAGTTGCAGAAAGACAACCTTGCATGTGCGGCTCTGCCGGAAGATATTGGGGAGAAGCAGTACAGCATTTAAAAAATTGGTTAAAAGAAAGAGAATAAAATGATTGATTCAGGCTCGCTAGAATGGTGTGAATGTCAAAAGAGAGTAGATGGATTATATAGAGAATCACACATTTGGTTAGTTAGAGAAGCAAAGAAACTAACTAAACATACTGAAGAAGCAGAAGCATTAGTAAGTGACTTGTACCTTTATCTAATTGAAAAGTGTAATCCTAAAATCTTTTATTCAACAAATACTTACAACCTATTCTATTGTAATAAGTTTCTTTACTCACGTTGGATGAATAAAGTAAAGATATTAAATAGGACAACACTAGTAGAAAATCCAAAAGAAGATGTAATTGAAATGCCCTATGATTGGGAATGTGATGAAAGAATACAAAGGACACATGAGCAAGTAATGGGAGAATTAAAAGCATTAGAAAGGACAAGAATGTGGCCTGCATCTAAAATATTCCAATTGTATTTCGACAGTGATGATACAATGGAAGAGATATCACAGAAGATAGGCATATCAAAGAGTACAACATTCCTAGCAATAAAGAAAATCAGAAGCTATTTAAAAGAAGTTATAAACAATCCGTTTAATGAAAAAACTTAAATCATTCCAAGAAAGACCATGTACTCAATGTGAAGCACCATACAAACATTATGCAACTACAAAGCATACTCTATGTGATAAATGCCGACAATCCTATTACAATAAAATGCAAAGATTAAAACCAGACGAAAGAAAAAAACCATATCCATTAAGCAAATCGGAAAAGCTAAGCAGACATAGAAGAATAAAAAAAGAATTATCAGCCTGTTTATATAGAAGAGAATGGCAAGCATTATTAAAAAAGAATATAGAAGATATAATGGATAATGGCATTTGGACATGGTGTGTAGATGTACGATTACCAGAAGTACCAAAAGGATATGATAGACCTGGTAGACAGCCTAAAATAGAAAACCAATACCCAAATACCCGAAATGCAGAACTTTAAAGTGCATTATAGCAAAGTACATTTCGCATTCCTATGGAGCTGGATTAAGGATAAACAAATAAGACATATAGGTGATGAAGAACAAGGTATGCTAATCATTTACGAAGAAGATGGTAGAGTAGTTGGTATGTGGGGATATGAAGCAATCAATACGAAAGGGGAATGAGCCTGTTATTATATTAAACATATTTAAATAATATAATTACATGCCATTCAAACCAGGACATAAATTAGCAAAGGGTCGACCAAAAGGAGCATTGAATAGAAGTACCGAAGAAATGAAACTAACTATTGCTCGTGCAACAAATAAAGCACTAAACAATCTTCCAACAGTAATGGATAAGTTAATGGTAGATGACCCAAAGGGTGCAATGGATTTAGCGTTAAAGCTATTAGAATTTAATCTACCTAAATTAAGCAGGACAGAAATGAGAGCAGAGATAGAACAAAAGATTCAACAAGTTGCAGTAAACATCACACAGAATAATGCCAGAGTCGATAAACATTGATACAACAATTACTTATGGCCATTTAGAAGAAAATAAAAGCAGAGTAACACAACACATCGGCGGTACTCGTTCCGGAAAGACATATGGTATTCTACAATGGTTATTAGTTAAGTGCATTCAGAATGAAGGTATAGCAATTACTGTTGTCCGTAAAACAATCCCTTCTCTTAAACGTACTGTCATAAAGGATTTCATTGATATATTAAAAGGATTAAACATTTGGAATGAAAAGGATTACAACGCTACTGATAGGATATGGAATTACTTTAATAGTAGCATTCAATTTATTTCAACTGATGATGCTGAAAAGCTTCGTGGTATTAAATCGGACATTCTCTTTATTGATGAAGCAAGTGAAGTTGATGAGGAAAGTTATTTTCAGTTAAGTATTCGTACAACAGGCAGAATCATATTAGCGTACAATCCAACTGTATCACCATATCATTGGTTAAGACAAATGAATGATTGTGAGAGATACATTACAACATACAAAGATAATCCTTATTTGCCAGAAGAAATGATTAAGGCAATTGAAGAGTTAGAATTTAAAAACCCAAAATATTATAAGATTTATGGAAAAGGTGAATTTGCGCCTAATGAGCGTGCTATATTTTCGTTTAACATTGTTGATGATTTTGATGCTACCTTTGTTGGTTTTGGTGTCGATTTCGGCTTTTCTTCTGACCCAACTGCTATGGTGGCGGTCTACAAAAAAGATAATGAACTATTTTTGGAAGAAGTATTTTATGAAAAAGGATTGGTTACAAATGATATTATTGACAAACTCAATAAAGCAGGAATCGACAAAAGTTATGAAATATGGGCGGATAGTGCAGAACCAAGACTCATTGAAGAAATATACAGAAGTGGTTTCAACATCAAACCTGTTACGAAAGGAAAAGATAGTATCCGATTCGGAATAGCAGTAATGCAAAACTATAAGATAAATATTCTTAAAACATCACAGAATTTAATTAATGAAATGTATGCCTACCAATACGCATCTGACAAATATGGTTATGTTACTGACGTGCCTGAAGGAGGTTTAGACCACTTAATAGATGCAGCACGTTATTGTTGCATGATGAAGTTATCACAGAAAGCACAAAATAAAGGTAGGTATGCGATAACAATCGGAAATATAAAATACTAATATGGGAAACGAATTAAATAAAGACCGATTATGGGACAGAGACCAAATAGCACAATTAATAGATTATGCTAAACATCTACAGCAATCCAATGAGGACTTGCAAGCAAAGATGATAATGATGAATGCTAAATTAGAAAATGAAGAAGCAAAAAATAGACAATTGAGATTATTAATACAACAATTAACACAATATAACGCATGAAAACAGAAATAACACTTAAAGTACCAACATCGTATTCTGATATTAGTTTAAAACAATATCTTGCACTACAAAAAGAAATGGAGAACTATAAGGATGATGAAGAAGCAGTAACTGCGGTAATGCTTTATCACCTTTGTGGATTAGACCCATTATACCTAAAAGGATTGGCAGTAGAAGATTACAATACTATTAAAGGTGAGTTATCCGGCTTCATTGGCAACATTGAATTGGACTTACAAAGATTTATTTGGATAGATGGGGTTGAATATGGATTTGAACCTAACCTATCTAATTTATCTTATGGTGCTTATTCCGATATTACAAAGTATCAGCAAATACAAATAGATGATAATTGGGCAAACATAATGAGTATACTTTACAGACCGGTTACAAAGAAGCAAGGCGATATGTATGCAATAGAAGGATATTCAGGCAATCTTAATCCTAAACCATTCCTCGAATTGGGCATGGATATACACTTTGGAGCACTTTTTTTTTTGTTAGGTTTATCAACGGACTTACTGAAAGATACCCTGAACTCTTTGACGGAGATGGAAGTTCCTCCCAACATGCTGCCAATTTTGCAAAGAAGTGGGCATCTTACTCAACTATTAACGAACTGGCCAACGGCGATATCCTTAAGTTCGAAGAAGTAACATTACAACCGCTAGAGAAGTGTTTATTACATTTAGCATATAGAGCAGATAAAGCTCAATTAGAAAACCTTATGCATAAGGAAGCAATGAAAAGGATAACTCCTTAATCATTTTTGTGGGTTTTAATGTTATATCATTAAAGAATTATTATGGCTAAATGGACTAATAGTAGAAACGGCCAATTAAGGTATTCCGTTAATAGAGAAAATGCTTCAGGCATATTCCTAGGACCTACTATGGGATTGAGTTCACCAAAGAATAGCAGAAGAGCTTGTTTGTGTTTAGATACAGATACTTATGATGTAAGATGCTGCAAAGGTTATCTTATTAATCAGGGTATTGGTGTAATACAGGGAACTCCTAAAGCTAAAGGTGGATTTAGTGATGGTTATTCTGATGGATTTGACGTATAAAATAAAGTAAATTAAAATAACATGGCTGAATTAACTAAACAGGCATTAAAGGTAGAAAACAATACCAACTTCCCTAATAACAATACGGGATATATCACACCAGCGCTATTAAGAGAGTTTAATGTGGATATGATTGACTCAACTGTCAATCAAGCTGCATATAATACCGATAGTAGTAGTTGGAACAGTTCAATTAGTAACATTAACGCATTTACTGCATCTGCTCAATCTTTAACTACATCCAGTTTATTGATTACAGCATCTGCAACAACTAATGTAATTACTTTTACAAAAGGTGATGGTTCAACGTTTAATGTAACCGTTGCAACAGGTAGTATACCTGATATATCAAATTTAAATCAGGCAACCGCATCATTACAAAGTTTTACTGCAAGTGCAAATGTAAGATTAACCAATTTAGAAGGAACTACGGCATCTTTAAATACATCTGTAACTAATATAAATAGTTTCACAGCATCTGCAGGAGTAAGTATTACAAATCTTAATGCTTCATCTCAATCACAACAGATTTCAATTGATAATTTAAATTCAAAGACTGGAAGTTATGCAACAACCGGTTCGAATATATTTACAGGCGCTAATACATTTACATCTATTAGTGCATCATCATTTGTATCAGCATCTACTTTTGTTGGTGATGGTAGTAAGTTAACAGGAATTACTTCTTCAATTGCTTTACCTATTTTAGATGAAGGTATACCACAAGGTAATGCAGTATCAATGAACTTTACCGGTTCAGCGATTAGTGCAACTGTTGTAGGTGGTGTAGCAATTGTATCAGTTAATGGACTTGATTCAGCTTCATTCAATTCATATACTGCATCTACGGATTCATCTATATCTCAATTGAATGCATCATCTGCATCTCAACAAGTTAGCATCAATGCTTTAAATAATGCAACTGCTTCTCTATTCACATCTGCTAGTTTAGGATTAACAACTGCTTCATTTAATAATGGAACAAGAGACCTTACATTTAGTAAAGGTGACGGTACTACATTTGCAGTAAACATTCCAGATGTATCAGGTAGTGCAGGTAACTTCGTAACTACTTCTTCATTCAATGCATATACACAATCGAATGACCAGAGAGTGGGTTCATTGGAAGCAAATTCTGCATCAGTTAATACATCTATAAGTAATTTAAATTCAGCTACATCATCTTTATTCACATCAGCATCTTTAGGATTGACAACTGCATCGGTAAATCTTAATGTACTTACACTTCGTAAAGGAGATGGTACAACTTTTAACTTAACAGTTGATACAGGTTCAGGGCAAGCAGTACCACAGGGAACAATATCTTCTTCTGCACAAATAACTGCATTAGGATTTGTTTCTTCATCTGTAACTGCTTCATCTTTGATTACTGCAAGTATTTCAGGTCAATTAATCACATTTACAAAAGGAGATACAAGTACATTTAACCTAACTTTACCATCATCTTCTATATCATTAGTAACTTCATCTTATGGAGCATTTAGTGATTTAACTACACAATCAGGTAGTGCAAACGTAGCATATCCATTTAAATTCAATTCAACTGATATTATAGATGGTGTGACACTTTCAGGTAGTACTGGATTGCAAGTTGATTCAAATGGTGTTTATAATATTCAGTTTTCTGCACAAGCAGTTCAAGGTGCAGGTGCAGCAACAACAAATATATGGTTTAGAAAAAATAATGTTGATATTCCAAATTCAGATACATCAGTAACTATTCCATCGAATAGTAGATTGGTTGCTGCATGGAATATATTCTCTACTGCATCAGCAGGTGATAATTTCGAAATCATATGGCAATCAGATAGTAATAATACAACATTCTCATTTATTAGTGGTTCGGGTACATCTCCAAACATTCCATCAATTATAGCAACTGTAAACAGAATTGATATTGGTGGTAATGCACCTACACCAGCAGGAACAGTTTCATCTTCTGCACAAATACTTGCTTATGGAATATTTGCAACAACTGGAAGTAACACATTCACAGGCGACCAAACCCTTATAGATTCTGCAGGTAATTTCTATACAATTTCTGATGCTTCAGGCAGTATGTTATTAGTTGCAAAAACATTTACATCTGCATCATCACATATAACAGCATCTGCATCAAATCAAGTAAATTTAATTTTCAAAAGTAATAATAACACATCTGATTTAATCATTTCAGGTAGTGATAATATCATTTCTAATCCTGCAGCACCAACTGCCGGCTTTAAGAGATATGTGGGTGGAACATCAAACATATATTTGAATACAAGTTCAACACCACAGATAAGTGCATCTATGGCTTGGTCACCTACATTCCAATCTAATTTGATGATAAACGGAACGGGTGTAAATTCTGTAACGTGGAGAGGACCTGTAAGTTCATCTACTTCAACATTAGCAAGTAATATTCTTGCTGGTGGAAGTATTCAAATTGGAACGAGTGCAACAAACCACGCTGAAAAAGCAACAGCAGGTATTAATGCAGCTGCAAATTTATTATTGAATGGTGGATTTAGTGTAGTAGCAAATACAACGACATTACCAGCTGCACCAGGACTTAATAGTAACATATTATTTGGTGCACAAACTACATTATTACTTTACTCATCATCAATGCAATATAATTCGAATATTCAGAATGGTGGTATCACAGTAAATAATAGATACTCACCATCTGCGGGTTCTGTTGTAGGAGCATTGAGTGCTAGAACAAACATTAATACAATTTATGGTATTGGGCATGATATACAGATAGATGGAACAAATACATCTACATCTCAAACAAAACAATTCATAGCAAACATCATAGCAGGTTATTATATTTCATCTTCTATGGGAACTGGTGATAGTTGTAATATACTTGCAACCGGTATGATTGGTAATGGATTGATTGTAACAGGTAGTTCGACAGTAGCAAATGCAAACGCAGGCTATTCTCCAAATTCTACACAAGGTTCTATGTTTGTTGGTAGATTTAACGCTACTGATGGTAATAAAGCTAAAACTGCTGAAACAGTATTAGCAGTAGGAACGGGAACAACTACAACTAGAAAGACAGCTTTCTTAATTGATAGCGGTTCTAACTCATACTTTGAAGGAACTCTTACTGTATCAGGTAGCGCATCCTTTACAGGTAGTGTTGCAGGAAATGTTGTATCAGCAAGTATTAGTTCAAATACAGCATCAATTGATTTTAGTTTAGGAAACTATTTTGAAGTAACATCATCTGTAACTCCATTACACTTAAATGTAACAAATATAAAACCAGGAACTACATCTACTTTAATTGTAAGTGCATCAGCAAGTTCATCAATCCTTTTCTCACCAAACGTAGCACAACCATCAGGTAGTGAATACTCTGGAAGTGCAGGAAGTATTGATATTCTTTCTCTTGTAGCGTTTAATACATCTAAAGTAAACGTAGTATCAACTAAAGCATTAGTATAATGATATTTCAAAACTTCGGTTTTAATAGACAAGAAATAAAAGCGGCAGTAACACCGGCGTTTAATTATCCATCCGGTGCTTTCGCTATATTTGATTTTGGTAACCCATCATCTTATAGTGGAAGCGGTATATATGTTAATGATGTAAGTGGTAATGGTGGATTTGGAACGTTAATTAATTCACCAACTTGGACTTCAACAAATGGTGGTATTTTACAATTAGTGCAAGCATCATCTCAATATATTGAATATGGTGCAACATTTACACCTGATGGGACTTATGTTTTTATTTGGAAAAATACGGATAGTACATTCCAAAAAGATACAGGTTTCCCAACTTTTAGAGCTGCATATGGTGGTATATATGCACCATTAGGAGGAACTAAACTATATGTACCAATTCCTGCTAATAATAGTACTGGATTTAGTACATACTTTGGTGCACAACAAAGTATATCAGATATACAAATTTGGCATCAATACGCTAGTGTAGTAGATTCGATATCATCAACAAGCACAACAATAACTACATATATGGATGGAAGTTCAAATGCAGCAAGTGAAAATAAAAATTTTGATAGAACTGGTACTTCTAATTCAGGTACAACATATATAGGTTGGGATAATGCAGTAAGTGATAGATACGCTAATGGATACCTTATGGCTTATTTACATTATAATAGAGCTTTAACAACTACTGAATTGGATGACATTTACAATATATTTTCAACAAGATTTTAATAAAAATAATGATTTTTTAACGAACCTATGTTATTATAGGTATAAAACATAACAGACATGAATGCAAAGAATGTATTAAATAAAATTCTTACATTGTTATCAAGCGATGAAGTAGAATTAACAGATGCAAAAGCAGAAAATGGTGATATTCTTCAATCACCTACATTTGATTTAGATGAAACCGTTGATGTAGTTCACGAAGATGGTTCAAAATCTCCAGCACCAGATGGTGAATACACTATCGGATTAACTGATGAGAGTGGTAATGAAAACATTATCAGAATCCAAGTTAAAGATGGTAAGATTGTTGAAAGAGCAAACGTAGAAGAAGAAAAGAATGAAGAAGAAATGCAAGAAAAGCCAAAAGAAGAAGTGGTAGATAAAGAAGTTGACGAAACCAAAGAAGAAGATGTGAAAATGGCTGACGCAACAATGGAACCAGCACACGCTTTACCAAATACAACAGACGAAGACCCTAGAAATTCAGTAGGGGAAGATACAGATGATAAAAAAGACCCAATCATCGCATTATCATATAGAATTGACGAATTAGAAAAAGCAATGAAGATGATGGTAGAGAAAATGGGTATGGAAGAAACTCCTGTTGATGAAGAATCACCAGAGCAAGATGAGTTAGTTCCAGATTCAGCTACAGAAGTAGCAATGAGTGAAGAAGAAGAAGAGTTACCAAAATTAGATGGTGCTCCAATCGAATCAGCAACAAGATTCTCTGCTGATGGAGTTCACAAACCAAATTTCGGAAAGAAAGTAGGAGACTCACAAAGCAGTTTCTTATCTAAACTATATTCATAAACTTATTTAAAAAACAAACACATGAAAAAATTTCAAAAGTTTGCTGAACCTACAATAAGCAACACCACATATGCGGGTGAGGCAGCTGCACAGTATATCGCTGCAGCGTTGTTATCAGCTAAAACATTGGATAACAAGTATGTGACTATCATGCCTAACGTGAAGTACAAAGAAGTAATTCAAAAGTTAGCAGTTGATGGCATCGTTCAAGACGCATCTTGTGATTTCCAAACATCAGGCAGTGTTACTATCTCTGAAAGAGTTTTAACACCAAAAGAATTACAAGTAAACCTTTTACTTTGTAAGCAAAATTTCGTAGCTTCTTGGGAAGCATTACAATTAGGATTCTCTGCATTTGATGAAATCCCGAAGTCATTTAATGACTATTTGGTGAGTTATGTAGGCGGAGTAGTAGCTCAGGCAACTGAACAATCTATTTGGACTGGTTCTGCATCAGCTAACGGACAATTCGGTGGTTTCTTACCAGCACTTTCTGCTTCTATCGCAGCAGGTACAGGTGTATTAGCAGCAAAGAGTGGTTCTGTTATCATCTCTGGTAGCATCACATCAGCTAACGTATTAGACAAATTAAATTCAGTAGTTGATACTATCCCTGCTACCGTTTATGGTAAAGAGGACTTGTTATTGTATGTTCCTACAAACGTAGGTAAAGCATACCAACAAGCTTTAGCAGGTGGTGCAGTTGGAGCAAATGGTTGGAACAACCAAATGAACGTAGGTGATAAGCCTTTCAACTTCAACGGTATTGAAATCGTAATGTGTCCAGGTATGGCATCTTCAACTATTGTTGCAGCTCAAAAATCTAACTTGTTCTTCGGTACAGGTTTACTTTCTGACTTCAACGAAGTTAAAGTTATCGACATGGCTAACATTGATGGTTCTCAAAACTATCGTATCGTAATGAGATACACAGCAGGTACTCAAATCGGTATCTTATCTGATGTAGTTTACTACGGTGCATACTAATCATTAACTAACTAATTAAAACAAAGTACTATGGCTTGTAACTTAACGCAAGGACGTCAGGAAGTTTGTAAAGAAAGTATAGGTGGACTTCAAGGAGTTTACTTTATCAACTACACAACTGGCTCCTTCACTAAAAACGCAAATGGTGAAGTAACTGCTTTACCATCTGGTAGCACAGTTTACTACTACCAGTTAAAAGGAACAAGTGCATATACTGAAACTGTTAACTCTTCTAGAGATAATGGTACTACATTCTTCTCACAAGAATTAGTATTAAACTTAAAGAAATTGACAAACGAAATGACTACTCAACTTAAGCTTATGGCTTATGGTAGACCACAGATAATCGTTTGGACAAATAACGGTGACGCATTATTAGTTGGTGAAAAATTAGGTGCTGATGTTACTGCAGGTACAATTTCTACAGGAGCAGCATTGGGTGACCTTTATGGTTATTCAGTAACTTTTCAAGGTATGGAACAATTACCAGCAGCATTTTTATCAGGAAGTACAACTACTTCTCCTTTCGCAGGATTGACATCTCAACCAACAATCGTGTATAGCTAATCAGTATATCACTAACAATACTAAACCCAACCCCGTAAGGTTGGGTTTTTTTATTAACTATTTCCACATAATTCGGTGTTATTATAAGATAAGGACAATATAAATTATAGATAATGTACGGATATCATATATCTCAATCTAATGAGTATACATTCAGAGTTCAACCAACAGCAAGTGCAGAATTTACAATGAGTTTGCAAAATATGACAACTCTACAAAACTTTACTGCATCTATGACAGGAATTACATACGAACCATACGAATCGTATATCTCATGCTCTCTTGCAATATCAGGAGCAATCATTGGAGAAGAATATAGAGCAACACTTCTTAATTCAGGAAGTACAGAACCAATTTGGCATGGTAGTTTCCAAGTGTTTATGAGTGGTTCAACTCCTTATGATAAAACGGATTATCAAAATCAAAATACACAATATAAATCTCATGTAAGTGAGAACAGATATGTAATAATGGATTAATATGAAAAGACAACAAAACTTTGCAGTAATTAATGTAAACACAAATCAACTTCCTATCATACATGAGGATACAAAGACCCGTTATCAATGGGTGCCTTTCGGTGTATTCGGACAAGATGATTTCTTTGATTCAGTAGTATCAGCATTTAATGTATCACCAACTACATCAGCATGTGTTGAAGGTATAGCTGATTTAATATTCGGAAAAGGCCTATATTCAAAGAATGAAGGATTTAATGAAACTTTACAGAAATTAATTCCGCAAGAGGAAACAAAAAGAGTAGCATACGATTTAAAATTATTCGGTAATGCAGCATTTCAAGTATATTGGAATGATGAGCATACACAAATCCGTAAAATGTATCATGTTCCAATTCAAACACTTCGTGCAGAAAAACTATATGGTGACCCACGTATCCAAAACTATTTCTATTGTACTGATTGGAATGACCAAAGAAAGATTAAAGATAAAAAGAAAATCCCTGCTTTCGGAACATCTAATGAAAAAATGGAAATCCTTTATATTAAGAATTATTTTCCAGGTTTATACTATTATAGTTTGCCTGATTGGGTTTCAGCATTACAATATTCTATTTCAGAAGGTGAGATTAGTAATCTTCACTTAAATAATATTACAAATGGTTTCTTGCCGGCGGTAATGATTAACTTCAATAACGGAGTTCCTGCGCCAGAAGAAAGAGAAACTATTGAAGATTTAATTCAAGCTAAATTCACAGGTACAGATAACGCAGGACGTTTTATGGTTTCATTCAATGATGATGTAAACTCTAAACCAACAATTGATACAATTTCAATTGATAATCTGCATGAAAAATATGAATACGTTGCTGACCACATTCAAGACCAAATCCTTGTAGCACATAGAGTAACATCACCACTTTTATTTGGTGTAAACTCAA